CCTGTATGGCCTTGTAAGCGTCTCTATTGCTTTGAGTATCAAGAAGTTCAGCTCTAATCTTTAGACCTTTATCGTCTATGATCAACTGCAAAGATTGATTTCTTGTCCTGGCCATTATTAACCAGGTGTCGTTATGATTGTATCTTAGTGGTACATCTTTCATTTCAGCGCCGTCCAAAGAACCACTCTTAATTGTTTCGGTAAATTTTCGACTACCGTAATCATGTGTTGCTGGCTGATTAAAGATGATTGCATATCCTTCGATAATCATTTTATTCTCTTCGTTTTCTACGGCCCTAATCTCAATTAGCCGTCTTTCATGTTCTTTTTTAGTCATCCTCATTACCCTCCTTTACGCCGGCTCTACCCAGCTGGTACTTGTCTATGTCCTTGATATTGACATAGTTTAATGACTGTAAACGCCTATCTCCCTCAGGGAATGGTTCCATGCCAAACATTGCATTGATCTGATTGAGTGTCATGATGCCCGTTTCTTTTGCTAGATCGGCAAGGCTCATTTTGTCTGAGTTGGACATGTATCTGACCTTAGAGTAATAGCCTTTAACGCAGTGTCCTACATCCTGTTCCCTTGTACTAAAAAAGCAAGCTGTCATTGCTTGCTCGAACTGGATAATGAAATCTTCAATCGTGGTCTGATAGAATGCGCTGTGCTGTTCGCCGTCGTAGTCCCCTGACAGGATAGCAGCTGACACACCATATCGTTCCTGGATAACTGACTTTAGGAATTTAAGTGCCGTGTCCGATATCTCCGGCGCATTGATATTGACCGGGGTAAAGTCTCCTATTAGATCTGTCGCAACCATTCCGCTTTTACTGGTCGTGATATGGCTTTCAAAGTCATCTCTTATCTGCGCCATCTTTTTTCCATCTGCCAATGTCTTAGCCTGATAGACACCTTTTATCTGCAAACTTGCTTCAATGGCTTTAGGCAAACCTTGAATGGTTTTGTCTAAAGAATCTATTATCCGTCTGACCTCATAGTCATTTGCTCTCCCGGTATCATCCCCGCCGCCGATTATCGTGTTGGATCCGCGCCGCCATTTAAGGTGTATCAGATCCGCATAGGGAAGGACATATGATGATCCATCCTCAAACTCAAGCTTGACTTCCCACACATTGCCATCATTGACGCCTATATGTATCGCTTGTGGATTTAAGGGGTAAAGCGCTATATATCTTTTGAACTGCTTCCCAGTTGGCGTTTCCACGATTTCATACTGTGGATAGATAAATGCGTTCCGGTTCTTTCGCCTTAGCCATTCCACATTCGCAAGAAAATCGCTCGTAGTCTGCAATGGATTAGGTTTAAACCTAAATAGCCTGGTAATGTCATCGTTTTGGATCTGGATATTATCCCCCCGCTGCACAATACTCTTAATGTCAATCTTACTGATTTCCGTAGCCACCCGGTCAATGGCATTGTTGATAAAATCTGATAGATAGATGTCATTGCCAAAATTAGAATATATCGATTGCGAGTTCGTCATCCAGGAATAATATTTGTTCTTTGTGAAGGGCAATATTTTCTTTAAATAATCAAAAAATTTCATTTTTCACCACCTTATTCAATCATTGTCAGGAATTCTGACCTGTGCCACTCATAAACAGCGTAGCAGCACAGCGCCGCAGCTGTTCCATCAATCCGATTCTTTGTCTTTAACTTACAAGGCATCATCCTGCCTAATGTGTCCATTTTAATTCCTGTGTTTTTAAAACATAACAGATCTCCGTAAAGGTTGTTATAATTAACCAGCTTATCTCTTAGGTCCGCTTCTAGCCGTCTCATAGGATTATCTAAAACCTTGTATTCTTGAGGAACATTGAGCGCAATATCCTTGCCAAATATCTCTTCAAATCGGTTGATGTAGTCTTTTGCGTACCGGTTGTCATATCCTGATTTATATGGCTTGATATCGTACTCATCTAATAATGCGAATTGCCAATCTGCAACAAGTGCAGCATCTACACTGTTGCCAGGAACTATTGTTAGATATCCATCCCGCTCCCATTGCCTATAATCAACATCGTCCGGCGTATTGATCAGTTTACTTTCGGGTATCCAGTAATGGCTAAAAAAATAATTGACCGGATCATTGGGCTTTTTAAGCAGCAGCTTGGATGCGCAGAGGTCCGTCGTCTCCATGAAGTCGTTGCCTGCGATATAAAAAGACCCTCTGAAATCTTCCAGGTCAAATGTCGCTGGATTGATGATCTCTGCTTCCTGCAACCAGGCTTGTGCGTTCGACTGTTTGATGTTGAAATCCTTGGCCAGCATATAAGCTCTTGTTGCTGAATTCGTCTTTGCTTCCTCAACCAAACCATCTAAATAATGCCATTTCTTTGCGACGCCTAAATTCGGATTTGACTTTGACCAGGTCTTTCTATCCTGCCAAACCTCTGTTTCTGAATCCTGGGTATATAACCATATTAACCACCTAGGTCTATACAGCTCTTTTTTTAGAACCTGCCTTGCCTCTTTGAGCGTGTCATCCAAATAACCATCTTCTGTAAACCCCTCAGTCGATATCTCATCAATCATGGCCTCATCTTTTGTTGATGTCGACTGCATGATTGGAGCGACCAGGCTGTTGTCTTTCATTTCGTGCTCTTCGTCGATGATAGCCTTGTCCACATTCTTTCCTTCCTTGGCTCCGGTCTTAATGGAAAGCTTTTTAATTTTAGCTTTGTTTTGCTTGCTGAACTTGCCCTTCTTCTTACGCTGCTTAGGGTTTCCCATGAATATCCCTTTGATATTCTTTCGGCTTACCTTATCCAGCTTTGGGCTTTCCTCACGCATGTTATTAATCTCATCGAATACAAGACTGGCCTGCTCATAATCGTTGGATGCGCAAAGGATATTCGTTCCAACATTGCCACAGAAAAACTCTGCCAAAGCATCAGCTGCGCAGAGCGTTGTTTTTCCGTTCTTTCTTCCTACCAACAACAGGGTCCGGTTAAATCTCCTAAGCCAATTGCCTTCAAGCTCCATGTAGAAGCTGTACTTTGCTTCCAGGTAGGCTTTCTGCCAAAGCTCCAAAAGAAATGGCATTCCTGCGAAAGGCGATATAGAGTGCCGGCATTCCTTCTCGATGAAATCAATCCGCTTATGTGCTTCCGCGACATCAAACCGGAATAATGGATCATCCATATCTTCAATCAGAATATCGAGCATGGCTTGCATTTCTTTCCCTACGATGATCTCGCCTGATTTGCACTTCTGGTAGTATTCTAAGAGATAACTATTCATATTCACTCAGTCCATCGTCTTCATCATCGTTATCGACCGCCAGATGCTTAATTAGTTTGTCCATTATGTTTGTTAGTGCCGCTGAATGCCTGGCAATTTCCGCAGACACCGGTAAAGCCTTCTGAATATCTGCTTTTTCCGGGTGGATCCTGACTAATCCGGTAACAATTGCCTGCTCGTTTAGCTGTCTAAGGTATAATCTCTCGTAGGCTGCCTGTTCAATCAATCCTTCCAGCACATTCAATATGGATTCGTCTGCGTTCTTGAATTCCGCCTTTAAACGGCTGATCTCTTTTGATAACTCGCTATTAATCACTACATCAACCCCTCTCAGGCATTCTCAAAATTTCAGAATCAAAAAGTCAAAATCTTGCCGTATGTTCACGCGAGTTCCGACGCCAGTCTGGGAGCTGCCCTATATGGCCAATACCCCGGGGGGACTACACGCCGTTGAACCGTTCAAACCACTCGTCTATATATGTTTTCCATTCGATTGGCTTTCCACTTCTTTCAAATCTTTCATAACATTCTTCCTTTTCGCATTCACACTGTATCAGCTCGGCACCCAGGCTCTCTGCCAGCTTATACCTCTCATACTTGTCCGGCAAGGATGCCACCACATAGGCGTCATAGAACTGGCCATACCTTGTTTTGATCTGGTCATACATATTGTCCCTAAGCCTGAACACATTGAACCTGACGTTGTTGGGTTTAATATACATAGGCTGCAAGGTGATAGCCTGCCACAATGTATCGATGTCCATAACAATATCACCGTAC